ATTTCGTCTTCTTCCACGCGCGGATCGCGGTCTTCTTCGTGCCTTTTGGCTTGCCCGCTCTACCGCAATTATAACACCTGACGCAAAACATAGGCGGTGTTCTTGGACGCAGATATACTTCCTCGACCTTGCAGCGGCTGTCCGCGCCGCAAAACCGGCAGGTCAATTCATCGGTTCTCGGCATAATTTGTTCCCTCCATCTTTATCCGATTGGCTGAAATCTCTACATACTCGGAGTTCAAGTCAATCCCGATGAACTCCCGCCCCAGCCGTTTTGCCACAACGCCGGTTGTACCAGACCCCATAAAGGGGTCGAGAACGATGCCGCTTTCTGGACAGCCCGCCACAACGCAAGGCTCAATCAGCTTCTCAGGAAATACGGCAAAGTGCGCGCCGCGAAATCCGGTTGTGCTGACGGGCCACACGTCACGCTTGTTCCTATAGCCCGCTTGATTCTCACAGTTTCCATGGCTCTTGCGTTCCACGCAGGCGCTGTTGCTATAGGATTGACCGCCCACGTAGGTGCCACCGCCGCGGAACGTTCTGGCGTTTCCCTTGATCGATGTAACCGGCTCTCTGATTGCTGCCGCGTTGAAATAATAGCGCTCTGACTTCGACAGCAGAAAAATGTACTCATGGCTTTTTGTGCAGCGGTCTTTTACACTCTCTGGCATGGCATTTGTTTTATACCAGACGATGTCCTGCCGCAAATACCACCCGTCTTCCCGGAGCGCAAAAGCCAACTGCCACGGAACGCCGATCAAATCCTTGTATTTGAAACCTTGCGGTGTGCGTTTTTCCGTGTGCCCGTAAGAATTACGGGTGTTCGTCGGCGGCTGCTTGCCCGATCTGGTAGCGTAACTGTCACCCATGTTCACCCATAGGGTTCCGTCTTCCCGCAAGACCCGCCGAACCTCGCGGAAAACACGGACCAATTTTTGCAGGTACTCTTCTACGCTTGTCTCGTTTCCAATCTGACCTGCTATGCCGTAATCTCGCAAATTATAATACGGCGGAGAGGTAACGCAGGTATGGACGCTTTCGGATGGCAATGTTCGCAGCTGTTCCAGCGCGTCACCAAGCAGTAGTCTGCTGATTGCAGTCGTCATACTTCTTCACTCCACGCTTTGAACATAGAAAACATCATTTCGGCAAATCGCGCAAACGCGGTCTGTGGGGCATTCGAGGTGCGCGTTGAAGTAGCAACGTGGCTGCTTGGTCTTCGGAATGAAACGAATGAACGTTTTGTCGCCATCGGCCATGATATGCACGTGAGATTTCCTGACCGCCATCCTGTATAGACCAACGAAAACTTTGGCATCGTTCTCGACCGCAAAAGGTTCTCGGATAAACCGGCTGGCGGCGTTTCTGCTCATGCCAGCACCCATCAGCATTTTTAACGCTCTTTTTCGCTTCATGCCGTCACCTCCCAGCCAGCGACTCGCCCACGGAAAACAGTGCCTTGGCGAGAGCGTCTGCGGAAACGCCATAATCGAAAAAGCAGCGCGAGAGTCGTCCAATGGTATCGAAAACCTGCTCGCAGCGAAGGTATGTTTTGTATGCTCGGAAATTGCTGTCGCCAGGTGCCTTGCTCCGCATAAGCCCATTTGCATGATTGCGGCTATATCCGCGGGCCATCAGCAGCTTAACAGCACGTTTTCTAGTCATGGCTCATAGCCTCCTTTTCACGGTCCATCCGCTTCTGCTCCATACGCGCCAGCCGATCGTCGCTTGCGACAGCCCATTTCCGACGCTCTGCCGATTTCGGGCGGTGCAGAAAATCAGCTCTGGCATTCGAGGTGTAGGCGGCTGGCATACCCAGCTTTTTCGGCTTAGACATTTTTCTGTTCCTCCAAAGCCCGCTCGGCTTCTTCTAAGCTAAGAAACATGGTTTTGCCAAGCTCGCTTGCCAAAAAGCCATTCGTCTCGCCCCGGTAGTTTTTTGCGGATATGATTATGGTGCGAAGTGTATCTTGGAGGTAAAAAGCTATCTGGGTAATGGTTTTTGGATAGATCTTTCCATTTTCAAGGCAATACAGCGTATCGCCGTATTTGCAGGGAGGCAGCATCACAACGCGCCCTTCATTATCAGCAGCCAGCAGCTTTCTGATTCGTTCAGCTTTTGAAGTGTCCTCCGCAAATGCGGATTCGATGATGGTCTTGGCGTTTGCCACCTGTTCCGGTGTCAGGCCCGTAGCTTCGTAAGAAGCCAGACGAGCCAACGCAACTTCGTATCCGCGGCGGCACATAATCCGTCCGTCATTGTCGTACCATGTGAGCTTATCCATTCTGCTTCCTCCTGAACTGTCTAGCATAGGGGCAGGTTGCCCAATGCGGCACATAGCCCACGCCGGTTGCTTTGGCTGGGTCTTCCGTGTATTCGCACGAAAGCACTTGCCCGTTCCAAGTGACAATTTTCTTACTGCCGACGCGCGGCTTTTCGATGTAGTAGCGCGGGGTAGCATCACAGGGGATGGATTTCCCGGCTGGTGTCTTAATCCAGACGATAGCCGCCATGCACGCTTTACAAGCTGACATCTTTATTCCCTCCATACTCATTCTGCTTCCTCACGGTCATCGTCGGAATCCTCCGCAGCACCGTATATAGCAAAGAGCCGGTGCGTACCTTCGGCCATTTCTTCTTCATCGTCTGACTTTTCGTAGCCGAGCGTTTCGAGGATTTCATAGATGTGATCCAAGTCCGAATTTTCGCAAAGCTCATATTCGTAGTGGCTCATGTTCCACACACGCCGGTAGTAACGCATATCCTCATCGTCGACGGCAGAATAGCAGCAGCAGAAAATCAATTTCTCAGGCTGGGCCTCCGCTGCGCTGCGGACAAAGCCCATATCGCAGAAATCTTCGTTTTCATCATCCGGCGAAAGCCTCATACCAAGGAGCTGGGCGCAGAGCCGAGGGCTGATGGAATTACAATAGCCGCCATCGATTGACTCTGTCGTTGCCACGCAGAACAAAGCGATTTCTTTCATGTGCTGCTTGAACACGCTGTTTGGAAGTTCTTTGACGAAATCTCTGCGCAATTCAAAATGAGCCGCGGCCTTTGCTGCAAATTCCTTTTCGGCCTGCTCGTCTCTGCGGCGCCGTTCCTCGCGGGCCTCAGCTTCAGGGTCTGGCTGCTGCGATTCCCGACGTTCCTTGTAGAGTGTGATTCCGGTAGAATCCTTCCTGTAAAAGTATCGAACATCACTCGCGTCTTCTGGTATGGTCATTTCTTTCTTCAAATCCCAGCGGCTGTAGCCGGCGTGGTAGACCATATTGACCGTCGTACCGTTGAATTCGCCGCTTCTTTCAATCTGATATGCAAACTTGTCTGCAATTTCAGTCCATTCAGCAAGTTTCTTTTGGATTTCCTGCTCGGAAATCAGGCTTTTCAGAACGCTGTTGAAGTTCGCCGTGCCGATTGCGTCAAGCGCCTTGTTCTTGTCTTCGGGACTGTCCAGTTTGTCAAGCTCCAGATAGTCATTGAGTGTTGCGCCACGAGCTTCGGCTTTCTGAAATTTCTGGCGGTCGAGGTCGAGCAGCTTCACGCGGCGTCGGATGGTGGTCTGCGAAAAACCGGACTTTTCTGCGATCTCAGCTACGGAATCACCCATGTTGAGCATCATCTGGAAGCCCTGCGCCTGCTCATAGACCGTCAGATCGGACCGCTGCATATTCTCCGTGAGCATCGTACTCAGCTGCTCCCGCTCCGACATCTCGACCACGACGCAGGGGAGCTCTTCCAGACCGGCCAGCTTTGCGGCCGCAAGACGGCGGTGGCCGATGATGACGCGGTAGCTTTCTCCGTCCCACTTCTTTGTGATTTCCCCAATCAGCGGAACAACGGTGAGGTTTTGGAGTACGCCGTTGACCTTAATGCTCTCGGCCAGCTCGGTCACATCGTCCAGGCCCTTACGGGGGTTATCGGGATGCCCCCACAGTTTACTGACCGGAATGTACTTGATTTCTGCCATAAAACGCTCCTTTCTTACGCCGAGCTTTGCCCCTCGGCTGGGACAGTTTATTATTTTCGACTCATGCCGTTCACGCGGCACCAGTGCCGCTGGGCCTGCTTCTTCCTCGCGGTGCGGCAGGCCGGGCAGAAGGTATTTTCTTTGCGCTCGATAAAAGAACGGCCGCACCGGGCGCAATGCTGTGGTGGGATTCTGCGGAACTCGGTGCATTCGTCGCAGTTGGCACAGAGATTGCAACCCTTGACTTCATCCCAGTTTGCGCACATGAGCCGCTGCCAGTAGGGATTATCGTCAATGTCGTTGATGCGCTTGCGGAGCACTGAGCAGAGCATTTCAAGTGTTTGCAGGGTTTCTGTTCGCGTTCTGGACAGGTGTACCGCCTGCTTTACGGTCGGGTCTGGCGCGCCATAACCCCAAGGCTGATCTTTGAGCATGGCGCGTACTTTGTCCTGATTCTCGGTCAGATAGACGAAATAAACTTTCCCGCGCACGGCTTTTTCGGATTTGCCGAGTGCCTTGCCAATGGCGGTGTAGCTGTTGCCTTTTCGGATTCCGTCTGCCAGCACATCGAAGTCGGTCTGTGTCCAAGCTGCGGATGAACCATGATTGTCGGCTTTGACCGGCCGCTCTTTCAGGCCGAGGTCGTTGCATCGGCGCTGGATCGCGCCGGCCGAGCGACGCAGCATATCGGAAAGCTCAGCGTATCCGTACCGATGCTGCTGAAGCAGCATTTTCAGCCGCGCGTCTTCATCGGGTGTCCATGGGTCTTTCCGCTGGATGGCAAATGCCTGAAAGTCCTTCTTGCGCTGCTCGGCTACCCATGCAGGCTCCTCGCCCAGCGCCAACGGCTCCATTTTGGAAAAATCAATGAACGAGCGGTGCTGTTCTGCCCATTTCCAAAACTCATTGAGCCGAATGACACGAAAACTGTTCTGATTGACGCGCTTTGTGTGAATCGGGAGGCCGCGGTTTTCAACCCAGCTTTTCAGCTTGTAGTTCCCACCGGCATTGGTGCCGCAAACGGCGATTATAAGCTGATTCATGGATATGTAGTCGCCGCCGAATAGAACCGGGCCAAGTCCCAGCCTGTTTTTTCGCACGACGACAGCCTCGACGGAGCGGTTAAGGCGCTTTGCAATCGCGGGGATTGACATGACACCCCATTGATCTTGGAGGAATTGTTCTTCTGCTTTTGTCCATCCTGCGTGATAGCTTTGCAGTCCGAGCGAACGCCTCTTTTGTCGTACAGACCCTTCCGTCCGGCCAAGCGCTGCGGCAATAGCCGCTGCCGGCTGTGAGCGACTATGCTCGCGGAGATATTGAAGTTGATCGTCCGTCCATTTTCCCATGTGTCAGGCGATTTCTCCTTTCTGTCAGAATAGTGTGAGCTGCCCGGTTTTCGTTTCCTGCAAGGGCAAGGGCGGCAGCGCGGCAGACGATTTTAACTTGCCGGTAACTTGCTCGGCGGGTTTTTCGTCTGTCTGAAGCAGTAAATCCATCTGCGCCCAAATGCGGCGGTAGTGCCAGATGTCGCGGAAATAAAACGGGGTGTACCATATGTTCTGGTCTGGCCGGGGGATAAGCCCCCGGCGATCAAGTGCTGTTGAGGGATGAAGAAGCGTGTCGCCAATCACGACGTACCCGGCGCAGCCCATGAGCGAGAGCTGCAGGTAGCACATCAGGCCAACGATGTAGTCAATGTCCTGCGCCGTAAAAAGCACGGAGGTCTGGTAGTTGATTTCCTGTCGCGTACAGGCATTTGCAAACGCCACCAGCAACGCTCCTGCACCACAAGCGCAATCGTTGACGGAGATCCAGCCGTCCCGCTCTATACGCGCTTGGAGGTCTGTGCCGGTGATCTCAGCCATCATGCGGCAGACATCATAGGGCGTGAAAAACTGCCCAGCGTGGTCATTGCCCAAATCCAGTGCCATGTAAAGCTCGCCGAGAAAGTCCTGATCTGGATTGAAATCCATACCGATCACGACCTCTTGGAGCATCTGCGAGAATTTGAGCATTTCTTCGGGCTTGTACTTGCCAGCTATCGTCATGTACGTCTTTTCACGCTCAGCGGCTTGACTCTGGTCAACGGTATTTGAGATCGCGATTGCGGCGAGCGTTACGAAATCTTGCCAGATTTCCCAGCGGCCGTAGCGGCCGCAGAGGGAGTTGAAGATCTTCACAAATTCCGTCTGGTGGGTACTTTTCAGATTGTGCGGCACACTTCTTCCCATGACTTATTCCTCCGTCTGCACCGGTTCGGGCGGTACGATGGACCGCTTGGTGACTTTGCCCTTGGTGGACTCGACGCCAGCATCGAAGCCGCGCCGGTAGACACGATAGAGGTACTTCGTCATGTCCTCACGGTTCATGTGTTTGATAGCCTTGTAGTCCTCGCGCTTGAGCATCGGCGGCTTCAACTCATTCATCAGCCGCGTCCTCCATATCGTCCGGTTCATCAGCCGGGAGCACTTCGCGCGGATTCGAGCCAGCATACGGGCCAACGATGCCGTTTTCCTCCAGAAGCTCCATGATGCGGGCGGCTCTGGCATAGCCGACATTTAAGCGGCGCTGCAGGAGCGAAACCGTAGCCTTGTTCTCCATGCGCACGATGCTGACAGACTGATCGTAGAGATCGTCGTCCGTGGCATCGGAGCTGTCGGCGGTGTCGCCGAGATCATTATCCATGCCCTCCGTGTCATCATCGTCGTCAGGCATTTCTTCGCCCTCAATGTTGTCGGGTTCTTCCAGTTCTTCTTCATCGGCATCATCGTTGGCTTCGGCCTCGCTGATAACGGGCATCATGCCAGCAGCCAGCGAGTGCTTCTCCATGACATCATGGAAGAAATACTGCTGCCAGTACGTAATCATTTTCATCAGAATGGATTCGATCTTTGTCCGCAGCGTCTTGGCAATCGTAAATGTGCCGCCGCTGACGCGCATCTCCAAAGCAGCGTCCTTGAAAATGTACATGACCTCGGCGTCCGGGCTGATATAGCCGTTGTCCTCAACGCATTCCAGCATAGAGAGCTGCGCGTCCATGCCCTGAATCGGGCGAATGATGCAGATGATGGGGTAGCGGTCTTTGATAAAACGATAGGTCAGATTGTGCTCATCGCAAAGCCCCTGCAATTTCTTGACCTGCGCCTCGTATAACGTGATTTCGCTCATGGTAGTGACTCCTTTCAGTCGTCAGTCGAGCAAAAACAGCGTTCCATTCCAAGCTGTCTTCACTCTGTAATTTTGTAGATCGGTTTCTTTTACGTACTTTCGGCCGAACAGCTCTTTCATGCGCCGCCAGTCATCCCAAGGAATCTTGTAGACCTCACCGGTCGAGAAACCGGCAACGACGAAGCAGCGAGCGCCGAGCCGCTGGTGCCTGTCCATGTAGGAAGCCTGCTTGTCGATAACGCGATCCTGCGTCAGCCGGTCTGTGGCTGTGAACTTGGCTTCAAACAGGACCGTCCTGCCGCCCTTGAGCGTGCCTTTGTAGTCGACCTGCGCTTTCTTGGTGTAACAGGCCAAGAATCGACCGTTACCCTCCGGTTTGATAACCTTCATCGGTTCAGGTGTCTTTTCGATCTCTGCATAGCCACGCTCATGGTAGTAATCAAAGGTGCTGTCAAGCCGCTGCTCGAAATACTGGCCCTTCTGGCGGGCAATCTTGCCGAGAAGCTGCCGTTTTGGATCTTTCGCCATGGCTGCCTCCTAACCCACGCCGAAGTAAATGCCGTCGCAGTAGATCACTTCGGAACCCTGCTTGTACTCGGAGCACCAAATATAATTGCCATCGAGGTCGCTGTGATGCCCTTCGAGAACGTCGGCCGCAATGTCCCACGCTCGCTGCACGGCGGCGGCTTCGCCCGGCTCGCTTGCCTTATCAGGCCAGACGATTCCGGTCACGGAGAGCAGCCCCCATTGCAGACCGTATTTGTTGTCCATCAGAACGCCCTCGATGGTATCGGGGTAGCGAGGATCGGCCACGCGGTTCAGAACAACGTCGGCCACACGGTAGCGGCACATATCGCACACATCGTCGCCGCCGGCTTCCTGATAGATCACAATGGCAAGGCGCTCCCAGTCCTCTTTGTCCTGGCACTCGAAGCCGCCTTTCCCGCAAGGCTTGCTGTCTGCCTCTTGGGGAGGCTCTGGCAGATCGTATGTACCGGGAATATCGGCGGTTTCGTGTTCGACCTCCGCGTAGGCTTCGACCTCCAAGCGGCTCTGATAGGCCGCTTCGTCAAACGTCGGCGAAATTGCCGCGGAAACAACAGGCGTATTTTCGGTTTCGCGTGGCATCGCAATCGCAAGCACCAACGCGGCGAGCAGGATCAGCGCCGCCAGAAGAACAACCGTAGGCAGGTTGCGCCTTGCCCATCTTTTCATATCCTCATCCTCCATTCTCATTTCCATCGCCGAGCGCAAATTGCTGCGCGACGCTGGAAATCATCTGTTTTATGTCTGACGGGAGCGCCATATACTCCCGATCGCTCTTGATGCGCACCGTGTAGGAGCGCTGAAAGTTGGAAGCAACCACGCTTTGCACTGTTTCGGCGTTCATCATGCCCCATTCCCGGAGTTGCTGCGGCGAACCGACAAGCCGCTGAATTGTAGGCGGCAGACGGTCGTATTCCTCTTTTGCGTTGTAGCCGCTGTTTGCAATCGCCCGGTAGACCAGCGTCCACGCCTCGGCGGCGGTCATTTCCTTCGGCATACGCATCTTCGTGATTTGCTCTTTGACTTCGCCGATGTTCGGAGGAAACGTATTTGTCCGCGAGGCGATCATGGCTTTTACTGCAACGGCAACGACCATAACAGGCTCATCCTTGAACATTTCAGCCCAGAGATCGACGATCTTGTTTGCTTCCTTGGGGCTGAGGCCGTTATAGAACTGCGGGTAGGCCGCTTTCAGAACCGCCAGAATATCGGCCGTTTCAAGCCTGTCCATTTCTCATGCCCTCCGCGATGTCAGTAAAGACGTTGCCGCTGGAGCCACTGCCCTGATAGCGATACTGGCCACCTTTGTCCTGCTCCTTGGAAAGCCAAGCGTTGATAAACCGACGGATTCCGGATTTTGTTTTGCGTCTTTTGGGATTGTCGGTACTCCAGCTCGACATTTTCCGAAGCTCCTGCATGACATTGACGGCTGGGTACAGCTCGCACCAGCGGTTGTAATCCTCGGAAAACACGTCGAAGAACGTCTTGTCATTGAGGATGATGCTGATGATCGGCGGCGCGGAGACGGTTTCCGGCTCTGCGCAAGAATCCTCCGTATCCTCTATATCTGTGTCTTTATCTAAACTCTTATCTCTAATCTCTTTATCTCTATCTCTATTCTCTATCTCTGTGGGGACAGTTGTGGGGACATCAGTGGGGACATTGTCCCCACTTTGGAGCGCCGGGGAATTACGTTGCCTGCGCTTCTTTTCGCCCCAGTCTGTCTCGCACCCAACAAGATTGTTGTGATCTGCGAGAACAAGAACGCCGTCAATGTCCTCGTAGACAAGACCAAAGGATTTGTAGAGATTGAGCGCCACGCGGATTGTGTCCGCGGAGAACCATTTGAGATCGCGCTGGATTTTCGGAATGTCGTATTTGATAACGACCTCACCAATCTGTCGAGATAAGCGACCATCGGTGTTGATGGTCTTGAGACAAAGCATCTGATAGAGAACAACGTAGTTTGCACCGTCTGGCTGTGACATAAAGTAGTCAATGGTGTCGGAGGTCATAAAGCTCTCCTTGAGCTTCATCCAGTAGAATCTTTTGCCTGTTGCCATGAGAGACCTCCTTAGAACGGCAATTCGCTGTCATCGTCCGCGAGCTGCGAGAAGCCGCCGGTCGGGTCGTAGGTCGGTTCGCCCTTGGGCTTGCCGCTGTCGCCGTCGCGCTTGGAATCGCCGAAGTAAACGCTATCGGCAAGGATCTCGGCCGAGCGGCGCTTGTTGCCTTCCTTGTCCTGCCAGTTGCGGATTTGAAGCCGGCCGCCCACGACGATCATGCGCCCCTTGCTGAAATACTTCTCTACGAACTCAGCCGTACCGCGCCACGCAACAATGTCGATAAAATCCGTTTCCCGCTCCGCGCCCTGCGCCGCGTAATCGCGGTCGCAGGCGACGGAGAAGGAGACAACCGCCGTGCCGCTCTGCGTTCGGCGAAGCTCTGGGTCGCGCGTCAGACGTCCCATGAGAACAATGCGGTTCAGCATGTCTGCTCCTCCTGCGAAGACACTGCATCTGCTTCGGGCGCGTCATCATTCGGAATCACAATAGCGCGGGGCATTCCCAAAATGGCTTCGAGTGCGTCGCGCTGGTTTTTGCTGTGAAGAATTGCTTCACAGACCCGCAGCCGCTCGGACTCGCGAATCATCTGCTCCAAGTCGACGTCCATGATGATGCCGGCGCCGGGCGATTCGTCAAACGGATAAACGTGAGCGTCTTTTTTATTGAAATTGAGCATTTTTGAAATCTCCTTTTTCGATGATTTTGATAACTTCCTGGCACTGCGGAATGTCAAACATTCCGATATGCGTCTTCTCGATCGGAAGCCCCATCTGCTCGGCGAGCCATCCGTAGGCGGCTTTGCGCCGCCCGCGGAAAGGACCGGTTTTCCAGAGAGGGTCGAACGAGGCGTGAGCTGCCATTTTCCATTTCCGGAGCGTGGCATCGGCCAGACGGCCGAGGGGCTTGTCTGTTCGGCCATGGCAGCCGACGTATGCACCGCAGTTTCTGCAGAGATACGCGGTGTGGCCGAAGCTGCGGCCATAGATCTCGGAATCATCGACCAGCGCGGCTTTGTGGCCGCAGTAATCGCAATAAACGGTCAAGGCTTCTTCGCCTCCTTGTACTGATCTGTTTTTTCGGGCGGGCCGGTCTGAATACCTTGTTCCTCACACTCGGCGATGATACCGTCGAGGAAAACAGCCATCTCCGCGCTGGTGTATTCGCTGGTGCCTTTGAGTGCGCGGTAGTGGATGAACTTCTTTCCCTCGATATAGCCAGTGCCAATCTCGGCATAATGCCGAGCCACGAGCCGGGGCGGTACGCCGTCGCGCAGGGAAAACAGCACCTTGCACTCGTTTCCGGCTTCGTCGATGTAGCTTTCACCAACGCCGTAGCGCCGAATCATTTCTTCGTAGACAGATTCCTTGTCGGTTTTCAGCCTGGCGGCGAGCTGCTCAATGAGCGCCCATGCGTAGCTGTTGGCGCGAAGCCCGCGAGGATCGGCTTTTTTCGTGATGGTAAACGTGATCGGGCGCTCGCCGAAGTTCTTCCAAAGATCCTTGCAGCTTTCCCGCGTGTAGATCGACAGGATATATTCGCCGCTCCGGGCATAGGTGATGTCTTTCAGAAAGCCGTTCATGCCTTTTCCTCCTCGACGTGACCGTGCAGGTAAACGTACTCGCCAGCAGGTCCGATGTTCTGGTAAATGAAATCGTCACACTTGGCTTTGGAAAGGTGTGTTCCGAGTACGCGCCGCTCATAGACGAATTCGCCGTTTGCCTTTTTCTCGCTGATTCTGGCTTGGATTTCTTCGTCCTCGTAATTCGCTTCCAGCAGGTAGAGGTCGAAGTTCGGCGCTGAGATCCCGTTCAGGTTGTTTGTGTCAGTGGCATAGAGGACCTTTCCAGCCGGAAGCAGCAGCTTGTAGCCGCAGTTCGGAACGTCATGCACCAGTGGCACAGGCTCGACCGTAAAATCACCGTAGCTATATCGGTGGCCAAAATCGTACAGGTCGATGTTTGCGGGCTTGACGCCAGCTTCCACCAGAGGTCGCACCAGCCAGCGACAACAGCCGAAACGGAGCGCCGGACGGTCCGCAGCGAGGGCGTGGAGCGTGCTTTTTCGGAAGTGATCTCCGTGCCAATGTGTCAGCAGAACCAGCCTGAGAGCTTTTGCAACCGGCTTCACGAGCTTGTATGGCACACCGCAGTCTATCAGAATTTGCCCGTCGATCACGACTGCGTTGCCGGTAGAGCCGGTTGCGAGGACTTCAAACGGAACGCTCATTACAGCGAACTGAGGTCAATCTGCTCCGGCTCGCTGGCGTTCTCCTGAAGCTGCGCTGAAGCAGAAATCTGCGTGTCAGAACGCGGAGCTTCCATAAATTCCACCTCATCGGCGCTCTCATTTTTGTCCGCAACAATCTCGCCTGTTTTGGGATCAACGGTCGGAATATGGCTGTCATTGATAAACGCGCGTTCCATTTCTGTGGACATGATGCCCCATCTACTGATAAGCTGGCGAATTAATGTTTTCTGAGCCATTTCATCGAAATTCTTGTACCAGAACGAGGAATACTGCCACATGTCCTTGTCTGCAATTTGGCCGTTTCTGATTTTTTCAAAGGCTTCTTTGCTGAAGGCTTGCGAGTATGTATCTGCGTGTCGAAGCATTTTTTCCTTCGTCCAGTAGATACATTTCGTAAAACCTGACTTGGTTTCTAGGCGTGCCATATATCCAATGATCGGCTGCGCTTCACATTCGTCATCATCCTCGATAAACTTAAACTGCGGCTTTCCAGTAAACGGGTTTCTGCCCAAATACTCGCCGTTATGGATTGGAAGGCAATCAATATCGATATACTGCCCGCTCCGGAGCGCAAGCTGAATGTAGCCTTTGTACCCAAGAATAAATTGCGCCTTGACGCATTCTGGTGAAATCAACCGTCCTTCACGGTATTTTGCTTTCTGCTTGAATGGGACTATGTAGAAATACCCAAGCTGAGGCGACGGGGAGAGTTCCAGCCCCTCACCGAGAAGCCCACACGCAAGAACGGAACTGGGTTCACAAGTTTGGAGCGCTGGAGTAGCGGCAACAGCGGACGTGATTGATGCAATGAACCGATTTACACGTTTCGGATCTTTCAGCGTGTTTCTAATCATGTTCTGATAGTTTTCCGTTGTGATGGCAACAGAAAACGTCTGCTTCTTCGCAGGCGCAATATTAGAACTGCTCATAGTCATAACCTCCATTTACGAGAAATTCTTTGAGGGCTTTCAGCTTGCCGATACCGCCGCGAACACGGAACGAAACCTGATAGGTCTTTTCGGCGGGGGCCTCGGTGGGGATGGGCTGCTCGACGGGTGCAGAAACGGGGGCAGGCGGTTCTTCGTTCAGAACTTCTTCGATCTTCGCCTGCGCGGCATCCTGAACTTCTTGTGCGGACTTCATGGCGGCGCGGCGGCGAGCGGCTTCTTCCATCTCCTTGTGACGCCGGTCAACGATCAGGGCCGCTTCCGGTGCGGAAAGCGATTTGCGGTACTCGACCAAGACCTCATCCTTGTGCTCCAGCGTTTCAATCATCCGCAAATCGTTTGAAACGTTCTGCAAGAACAAGGAAGCCTGTCCTTGCAGCTTTCTAAGAGAATCGGACATCGTGATATTGATGCCGCAGCGCTCAAACGGCGCGATGTCTTCGGGGATATTCAAGCTCGCGCGGTATTCGTTGTAGAACGCGACAATTTCCTCGCGCTTGGCACCTTTGATGCCGTTCTCAACGGAAGCGATTTTGGCTTTCAGCTCAGCGTCTGCCTTGGTAAAAGCGTCGGCCGCACATTCCTTGTAGAGCTTTTCAAAAGCCTCATACGGAGCAAGGATGGCCTTTTTGACTTCACGGCGGCGGGCTTCCAGATCCTGAAACTCTTTGTTCAGCTCGGCGCGGGCTTTCTTGACGTCCTTGTAGGTAGCTTCGGTGCAGGCCAGCGCCAGCACCTGCGCAACACGCTCGTCAACAGAAGTCTTGACCTGCCGAAGCTGATCTTCGATGATCGGGAGCTGCTTAACGACAATCAGGTTATTCTCCATCGGCGGGCGCCTCCTGCGTGATCTCTTTCAGAAGCGGCAAGATCCGCTTGTCGATGCGGCTTTCCGGCACGTTGATCTCGCAGATCACAGCGCGTGCTTCGCGTTTGGCTGTGGGGGCGATAACCTCCATTCCAACGGAGGCGTTCGGAATGCTGCAGCGGTAGCTGTATGGGCGTCCGGCGCGGACGCTGCCGGTTTCTTCGTCGCGATAGTAGACATTTACGATCATGTAGATTCTCCTTTCATGCGTTCAAAATCAACAGGCTCATCCGGGTCACATGGCTCGACCGTGAACGTGAAGCTGATACGTTCATGGCAGAACTTTCGGAAGTTTCCATCCGGGGAAGCCATGCAGGATTTCAGGAAGTTTTCTTCGGTGTATGTGCTGCTGCAATTCAGGATGCCGGGCTCCTTGTCGGGGTGGGCAAGCCGGAATGCCGCGCAAGCCAAGTTGACGTTCGGGGCTTCAACTTCCGTCCAGCCGCCTACGAACGGCTGTCCATCCGTGCCGTATGTGAAGTAGTATTTCATTCGCGATCTCCTTTGCTGATATATCCGCGCACAACATCGGTGAGCCAGTCCTGCACAGTGTCGTAGCCGTCGGCTGCAAGGTGCGCTTTGAGCTGGGCAGCTTCGTCGGCGGTGATTCTGGCGTGCAGCTTGTCCTTGAGCCTGTGCTGGTCGGCGGTGCGGAAGTTCTTGCGAACGCTGCCGTCCGGGTCAAATTTGGCATAGAGTAGCTTCATCGCCTTTTGCGTCAGGCAAACGCCGTAGGCGTCGCTGTTCTCGCACTTGCTCTGGCTTGTCATGTCGTACTTGGGGTAGATGGTCTGCACGACAGCGACCATTTCTTTTGCGGGCGTTTTTGTTTTTAGCCGAAGCTCTTTCAGATTGTTCGGCATCTGCATTCCTCCTTGACGATAAGATTTTTCACTGCTATGATCGAAGTGGGTCTTTGTGCCTGGGGCTGTTTCCGTGCCAGCGGAGCGGCCCCGTTTTATTATGCTTGTCGGTCTCATCTCCTTCCTTCTGCTTCGCGTTGCCGCTTCCGTTCCCGATAACCGATGAGCCATTGCTGGTAGCGTTCTTCTTCGCCCGGAACAGAAAACGCCAGCTCCATTAGGTCAAGAACACATCGCGCCAGCTCCTCCCGGCGAAAGGCGGGAATCTCTTCCGGGTTGATATGAATGGCTTCGGCTGTTGACATCGACTGCGTCCCTCCTTTCTGTAATCGCATTTACGCGACTATGCGGCCAAAAAAATTTCGACTGCCTCGTTGGCGGTGAGCGAAAGTTCCTTACAAATCCCGTGAATATCACGAATTGTAAGCGTAGAAGTCTTCAAACGGCGGTAAAAAGTGCTCCGATTGATGCCAATCGCATCTGCAAGAGCTTCTTTCGTTGTATTCCGTTCGGCGATTTTGCCATTCAGCTTGTTGACGTCTACATGATACATAGCTCGTACCTCCTTTCTGTAATCGCATTTACGCGACTTCATGTTTCAAGAATACAACCGCTTGTTGCGTTTGTCAATAAGAAAGTTGCAAAAATGCGAACGTTTTTTGTTGCATATTTGCAACATTGGTGTTATACTGAGACTATAAACACGGAGGGGGTTAATATGACTACCGCAGAACGAATCAAACAGCGCCGAAAGGATCTCGGCCTCAGAGCGGAAGATGTTGCAGAAAGAATTGGCGTTTCCCGCTCTACTATGTTCCGCTATGAGAATGGCGAAATCGAAAAGCTCCCGATCAATCATCTGGTTCCTATTGCAAAGGCGCTTCATACATCAGTTGACTACCTTATGGGGTGGACAGAAGACGAAAAAGAGCCTATCCCCATGGATGAGGATAGGCTCGATCAGGAATTTGTGCGGCTTTTCGAACAGTTGGGCAACGATCAAAAAGAC